ACCAGAGACCTTACACATATATTCGTATGTGCATGTAGTTGATTTTGTATCCATCTCTACTGCCTCTTCAGTTTTTATAAAGACCCATCCAGATGGACTCACATTGTGAATATGGAAATATCGCAAAATGGGAGGAATAAAACTCTCATAGAGTTCGAGGTTTGAGCCTTGGAATTCGAGCTTGGTGAGGACCCGCGATTTATAGTCTTGACCTGTATACCAGAGATTCTTTGTCTTGTTGAAAACCGCCACACTTTTGAATGTAATCTTGACAAAACGGTCTTTCTTTCCGGCGGTGAATCCGTACAATTTTCGCGCATCGATCAGTTCAACGGATAAAATCGACGCACTTTGCGATTTGCCGACAAGTTGGCGAATATGATGTAGGAATTCGTCGCATGTTCGTTTTGTCCAATCGGGATGAACTCGGACAAAGAAGAATGGCGAGAAATCGTCGATGTAGATGCAACAGGTTTCACCTTTCTCGTTCAGACCAAACATTTGTATGACGAACCGCGCGGATTCTAATGGTTTATATTTGGGTTTTTCCGAAACACTCTCATCACTGCTATTTCCCTCTGCCTTGGGTCGTTCATCGAAGAAATGGAAATCGATGAGACGGAACGATTTTCCGGTTATAGTTTTTTGCTTTTTGATTTTAATAACTTTCGGGGTTGACTCCATTGTTCTGATTTGTGTGAATAGTTTTATTACCTTTTTTAACCATTATTTTGTATTCAATTTTATCTCAGGTCAGGGAACCTACTCAGGGAACCTACGGTTCCCCGAACCCCTCCCTTTTCTGGGCATTCTAATTCGATTCAAATCGTAGCCCCTCCCTTTTCTGGGCATTCTAATTCGATTCAAATCGTAGCCCCTCCCTTTTTCATTATTATTTTTATTTTTACTCTTGAATACAAAAGTAAAAATTTTGCGTTAAGAGGGAATCGAACCCCCAGTTCAACCTTGGAAGGGTTACGTGTTACCACTACACTATTAACGCGATTTTTGTGGAATTTCAGGACCACATAATATATAAGTATTGGGTTTTTATATTGTTTTAAAAATAAAACCTTTCAGAAAGGGGTTCTGATGGAGTTATTACACCAAGAAAAGGGAGGGGTACAGCGAAGCGGCGGGTCTGGAATCCGCGAAGCGGATTCTGATGACCTTAGCGAAGCAAAAGGTTCCCTGACATGAGAATATGTTTTGATAATATAAATGAGTTGCCAAACTTCTGCACCTTCCTTGAATCCAAATTCGAATACTTTAGATCAATCGAATTACCTTACCAATAAAAAAACGGTGGTTCGTCAATTTGAATTTTATAACGCAAACACAAGTATACAAAATAAAAACTGCTGTAATCAATTTACCAGATCTTTGGTCCCAAACGCGGTAAATGTTACAAATAAATCGAATTTGACATTTAATCAAGGAGACTATATCAATTCGAAACGATTTCATGTAGAAATGGCCGCGGCAAAATCTTCGCTCGGATCTACGGAAAAATTACAAGCGCTAAAATGTTGCGTAAAAAATATATGATGATATTTATATAATGACAAAATCCAAGTTTGGGAAAAATAGAACAATGTATAAAAAAAGACGTGCATTAAAAAATAAAAGTTTAAAAAAAAAGATTATGAAAGGAGGAAAGGGTGGTCTAGACGACTTCCTTGGCAAAATTTTAACCGAAGCAGCAGATCCCACACCAACCCCATCTGGAGTTTTGGCGAAACCTGCAATCGCGGTCGCTGGCTTTTTTGCATTAAACTCGTTAACTCCAACTGTCGCAAATACCTTTTGGAAATGTGTAACCGATTTTCCGGAAATATTTTCTAGAAGTATTGGCGGTTTACTTACTTCAACCACATCAAATTCTATTGAGCTAGGTATTTGTATATTTGCTGCATTATTTACAGGGGGCGTGTTGACGTGGTTGTTTTCTTCAAGAACCGATTCCAGCAAGGAAGACGAGGTGAAGCGCCTGGAAAATGAACTCCAGCAAACTAAAAAAGAACACCTGCAAAATCAAAGTCAAGCTCAAATAATACAAGCGATAACAAACGAAGAAAATAAAAAAGTTGTTAGAGCAAATGAACGGGCTTTTGAAGCATTAGAAGGGAAAAATGAAATACTTGTGGACACTTTAACGATATTAAGCGAACATAATAGTAAATTTGTAGATTTTCTGATTCAGAAAGTCGAAGCCGATAAAGAAGTTGACCTTGCAAAAATAAAAGCACAGAGTGAACGTGATGCACAAACTTTGAATTTACTTTCCGAATTTTTTATTTCGAAGAAACTTTCTCCTGTCCAACAACACAGATTATTAAGTAACATTGTTAAAGAACCCTCTGGTACACCTGAAAAACTCGATGAAAACGGTGAACTCGATGAAAACGGTGAAAACGGTGAAAACGGTGAACTCGATGAAAACGGTGAACTCGAGGAGCTCGAGGAGCTCAAGAAATATGCCAATAATAGTAGTAATGGCGGGTCAAGTGGATCACGCAAAATTAAGTCTCGCATAATTAAGTCGCGTCGAGTTACGTTTTTTCGTGGAGGGAACAATACCATAAACGCGTTTTTAAAAAAAGTTTTAGATGTATTACATAATATTTATAAGAATTTCAAGATTGAAGAAAAACCAAACAAAAATTTGATAATTTCAAAATGCGAACAATTGTTTGACAATGCGAATGTATTCAAGAAAGAAAATAATAAAAAAATCTTGATCATCGGATGTTTGTTATTTATTTTAATAACTATTTTTGGAAACGCAAATAATATGTATATGGAAACTGTCTTTGTTTCCCCAACGAAATCACAACCAAAATTAATAATAATCATTAAAAAATATTTAAGAATTGACCAAATGGAAATGAACAAAAAGGAGAAATATTTATTAATTCACTCGGATCTTCCAGCAAATTTTGATTCAACCACATTGAATCAAGAATTAAGCGATGAAACTATGAAGAAAATTAAAGATTTTGTATTAAGTAAAGAAGCGCAATTAGAATTCCAGGGTAAAGATTTTTCTTCCTCTTTCAAAGATCCATTGATATTAAAAAAAACTGAAATTAATAGCGTTGAAATTAATGATAAAATGGAGGGCGATATAATTGACGCATCAAGTCAAATGATAATTATAAATAAAATGAAATCGCCAATCCAATCAGATTCTAAAGACAAACTTGAAATTTTTGATAGAATTCAAAAATATATCGAAACCTCCAAATAAAACGCAACACGAAAATGCAAAATCACATTTATTTTGCGTGCGGTAAATAAAAAAATATTATATTTTTAAAATATTATATTTTAAGCCCATCTTACTCGACGCGTTTTATTTTTACGAATAAATCGATTGTTTCTTTTACCACCCTTTACTGTTTTACCCTTTTGGCCAAATATATTTTTCATAATTTTACCAAAGAACGTTTCGTTATTTTCGGGTTTTTGCAGAAACGTTTTATTTTTCTCTTGGTTTCCAGGAAAATAAACGTTGGTCTTCGATTTCAGATTGCTCGAAGCCCACTGAAACATTGACTTGGCATCGCGCGCCCCCTTATAATATTCCAGCTTTCCATTGTATATTTTAAATATCGTAGGAAAACCTCCGTCAACCTTGATCGGTTCTTGGTTCGCGCGATTTTGTTTATTGAATTTTTCGATAAGAGAATCCACCATTATTCCCCTTTTCTTATTTTCTTTCGTATCTCCCATGTCTTTAAATATAACATTTGTATCATCAAACCGTTTATGATGTATCATTTGCTTCATTTTTTTCCATTCGGGAACCAACGCAATACAATGGCCACACCAATCCGCGTATATTTTACCAATTATAAGAGTGTTTTTGTGTTTACCACCTAAACTTGAATTTTGCTCTTCCATTATATATTATACCCATATTTATTTCTACGGTTTTTGTATATAATAAACATGGCAAAAGTGAAAGAAAATAAATTGGTATATGTATTTTATTTATTTATAACCCTAGTATTTTTAGCAGGAATATATGTTTGTTTTATGTTTGGAGTCAAATCAAATAAATCTCCCACCAAAAAACCTTCTCCCACTTCTATCGTAGTACAAAAGCAAACTTTGAATTCTCCGTCGGTAAATTTATCTATTTCTCCAGCCAATTCAACATCTATTCCTCCTTCTCCTACTCCTGCTGTCACTCCAGGGACTACTCCTGCTGTAACTCCTAAAGAAACTTTAGCTAAATCAACCACCGATCCATCGTGCCCAAATTTACTAATTAAAAAAGGAAATCAATTATTGCTCTATAATAAAAACGCACCTGAAAAATTTGGCATAAATCCAAAAATTTTTAATGATATGGACGAATACATCTATTATGTAAAGGAGGAACGCGGTAAAACGGGCGTTGACTGTCCCATACTTTATTTACAGCAAGAATCGAATATGCAAGGAGAAGATGTATATCGTATCCGAGCGGGACCGTTTGACGTAGACGCAGGAATACCTACCACAGTGGGATATTCGGACGGAGTTTCCATTAAATCATCTCCTCCGTTTGGTTCTCCTTTACCTCCCTCCGTTTTTCCAAATACCACCGGTTCCATGCCCACCACGTTTGCTTCAAATCAATCGTCCAATTCTTTAGGATCAAATGTTGTGAAAACAGGCACATTTTTCAATAATGCCGGAATTACTGAAAATGGCGGATTTAATCCTATGGCGTTTAATCAAACCAACACTCCTTCTCTGACTCCCGTTCAAAACGCAAATCAATTATCTATCCCCGTCCCACCCAATCAGCCAATGCTTTTACCTCCTACACAAATACAACCACAAGTTCAAGGGCAACCTCCCATTTTACAACAACCTTCTGTTGTAGGGCAAGTCGCTCCTATTCCCCAGCCTTTAGTCAATGGACAACAAATAATAGAAACCGGCGTTTCGCCTATGGGTTTACCGCAACAGCCTTTATTCCCCCCCGCGCCATTGACAAATGCTAATACCTTTAATTATAATACACAAAACGTCCCCTCTAAATACGTAGACTCTAGTCGCGACCATCCGCCATATAACCAGAATTTATACGCGGGGTTTGACCCTTATAATCAATATATAGGCGAATATACAGATCTCGATCAAATTCACGATTCTACACTGAATCAAAACCCTTCTCTTGGTTTAAGTGACAATCCAATGGATCCGAATTGGGGCGGCGTGATGTTTACGCGTCGTCAAGTAAATTCTGGAAAATACGACGATAATATTGTCACCAAGCCCATTTTCAGCGGATCACCAAATATTATGATGAATCCAAATAACCTGGTTCCTTTGGTTGTACCCATTGCAAGCCCCGGAGCCGCTTCTAATATACAACCCGTACCTAATGTTCCTGGACAGAATGTTCCTAACTTTAATCCGATGAGGAATAACGGATCCGCACAGAACCCACCGAATCCCCCCTTAACAAACCCTATGATGGGCGGTATTCCTGCAAATCCCATTGTCGGCGAAAATACTCGGACAAATCGCAACGCTCCCGACAAAGCCTAGATCAGGGAACCTTAGTGACGCAAAAGGTTTCCTGAAAGGGCGGGAACTGATGGCCGCTTAGGTGCCCACTAAATACTTCTTGATGTTCTCAATGCTCGTTTTACTCACCTTTCTCGATTTACCATTCGTCTCGTAACTTATTTGATCCATGCATTTCGGGTCTTCTTTGATACTTTCTATCAAATGTAGGAAAGAATTAAACTTTTGCATAATCGCAATGGCCGAGGTAGAACTAATCCCAGGAATCTGGCATAAAATAATCTCACCCATATTTTGCGGCGTCACATTATCCTTTTTCACTTTTTTCACCACCGAACAATATTTTGCAGGATCTTCGGTAATTGTTGCCGTTATTGCGTCGCCATTCGAATAAAATAGTTGCTTACTTTTTTCAAAATTGCGAATCATCTTATCCACCATCGAAACCAAGATGTCCGCCGTATCTTGGACAGAGGTCGTTCTTAAAACACTGAACCCTTTGAATAAATTTAGGGACACAATCGACGAATAGGTTGTCTGTTTTGGATCTCCGTGATTGTGATGACTCGATAAATTGGCAAAAGATCCTTCGATCACATAAATCACATTATGCGGCGGTACTTCAGAGGAATGCTGCAATCGATGCGATTGTTCCGCATATCTACCATCCTTTATCGATGCCAATAAATCTTGGATTGATTTACGTTCGATAATAATCAAATCTTTTCCTTCGTCGTCTTGGATAATGGCGTCACCAAGAGGTATGACACGTTTTTCCAAAGACCATTTTTTATTTTTATGTTCCGCGTGCAACAAAACGCATCTCTCATACAAGGTAGACTCTCTTTCGTCCAAGATTAGCTTCATATTAGGGGGAACCCTCGGTTCCCCCCCAGCCCCCCTCCCGCCCTTCGGGCATTTCAATTCCTCGCCTTTTTCCATTGCAGGATTTTCTTGAATTGCCGGAGTGCATTGCTTATTCATATAATGTTACAGTTATTGAAACATTATATAGTTTTATAATATAACAAATGGACTGGATAAAAGTACCTATGCGGTATTTACCGAAAGCGTTGAACAAAAAAGATCGTTCAACACAATCCAAGCAACTGGCCAAATCTAGAAGATTATATAAAAAGGGCAAGTTTCATACGAGGAAAAGAGTCGCATCTTTTGTCAGTAAACCATCAGGTCACGTCCAAAATGCTCGTAAAATATACGGGGTTGATACGATGACACCAAACCAAGAATTATCACGAGCAACCGGATGTTCTGTTTCAACGCTCAAAAAAATAGTGAGTAAAGGCGAGGGTGCGTATTTTTCATCCGGTTCTCGTCCGAATCAAACCGCGCAATCTTGGGGTCTTGCGCGTTTAGCCAGTTCTTTGACGGGAGGCAAGGCCGCGGCAGTCGATTTTGACATCTTGGATAAAGGTTGTGATCATAAAAAGAAGGCATTTCGAATGGCAAAAACCGCCAAAAGAAAGTACGGGAAAGGACATTCCGGTGCCAAAAAAATAATTATATTATAAACGGGGTAAACCATAATAAAATTATTTCGCTAGTTTCATATATAAACAAGAAAAATGTTATTCCCCATATCATTTTTTTTGTTTTTTCCCATTGTTCAATCTTTGACCCTTGTAGAAAAATGCACAAATGATGCATTTGGGATGTGTTCCTTGGATAAATACTGCAAGGAAATTGCACCATTGCAATATTCATGTGAACCTTGTCCCCCTGGATTATCGTGTAATGGTAATGGTTTTGCTCGTCCGTTATTGTCAAATACTGTGATGAGGCCTTACCGTTATGTCGTATCTGAATATTCCAATCTTGGTAAACGCAAACTAGGACGATTGAAAAGGATAGGAAGAATAATTAAAACTGGAATTAAAGTTGCCGCTATTGTAAAAACCGGAGGCGTTGCCGGGTTGAAAGCGGCTGCTGCAAAAAAACTAAAGGAATTAGCCATTAAAAAAGGAATTCAATGTATTCGCAACGGTCTCAGCAACTTTTGCAATGGTAAAAAAACTGTCGTAAAATCCAAGCTTGGATCTATTGTAAAAGATCGTATTAGAACAAAAACCAAGGGTCTTTTGAAAAAGGGTTCAAAATCAAAGTTTAAATCGAGGTCAAAAGGCGTTTCAAAATCAAAGTTTAAATCGCGATCAAAAGGTAAATCGATGTCAAAAGGCTTTTCAAGATCAAAGTTTAAATCTAAGTCAAAAGGTAAGCCGAGGTCAAAAGGCGTTTCAAAATCAAAGTTTAAATCGAGGTCAAAAGGTCTTTCAAAATTCAAACGCATCATTTCCAAGATAAAAGTCAAAAATATTATCAAATGCTCTACAATAATAGACGCATTAGCTGATAAATTGAACAACGCTACTCGGCATAAAGTAGATCGCACCGTAAATCGTGGTCGAAATTGGTTAAAAAACAAATTCGGTAATAAATGTAAAAGCGGTGACGGAATTAATAGACCTAAGACTTCAGATGATTCTTCCGAATCTACTCCTAGTCCAATGCCCAAAAAACACCTCCGAGGAACAAATAATACAATTCCTCCAAGACGCAAAAAAACCAATGTAGTAACTTTTAGACCAAGACGCAAAAAAACAAATCAACCAATTTCACAATCGGATGATATAATTTCGCCGCAACCGACAACAATGAAATCAAAACTACCACATATTCGTTTTTCGAATGCACCAACAACAATTACCGATGATTTGATCGTATTGCCTGTAACAATGGCTCCAATTATAAAAACATCTAAACCATCAATGCGGAAAAAGAGGAATTCTCCTAGTATTGAACCTACCTCTGAACTCACGTTTAAACCCACATTTAGACCTACTATTAAACACTCGTTTAACCCCACAAATGTAGATACATTTAATCCCACATTTAGACCTACAATTAAACCCACAGTTAATCCTACAAATGTAGATACATTTAACCCCACATTTAGACCTACAGTTAAACCCACATTTAATCCTACAGTTAGACCCACAGTTAGACCCAGTTTTAACCCTACAGTTAGACCCACATTTAACCCTACCGTTAATCCTACCGTTAATCCTACAGTTATACCTACGTTTAGACCCACCACTCAAACACCAACCATTCCCGTTTTATCGTGGGCTATATTTTCATCTCAACCTACCGTTTTTTCATTATCAAAGTCGCCAACCAGAGTTCCAACCATTTCGATGTTTATAATGGGGACAAATCCTCCATCTACTCTTTTGCCAAGCATTACGCCAAGCATTACGCCAAGTTTGCGTCCCTCTACCATTCACCCTACAATACGCGGAACTTACCGTCCCAGTTTTCTCCCAACCGCGACTCCCTCAATTAATCCAACTGCATTTCCTACAGAAATACCAACCGTGCATTTATTGTCTACTACTATTTCCCCATCAAGCATTTCCGCGTCATTATCGTCTAGTTCTACAACTGGAAGCACCCAAGGTCAATCATTGTCTATTATAATATCATCTGTTTTGATATTTGTACTTTTAATTTTATTGGTAGGCGTTTGCGTATATGTGCGAAAAAATAATTCAAAGTCGCCCTATTCAAAATGGATTCAACATTATCCGTCAATCAATGCTCCGACTCTACAGAGAGCGGATAATGTAGACATTCATCATTTTTACAATAAATCGGCAAATGCAACGCCATTTACTCCGCATATATCAGAAAATGATGGCAAGCGTTATTCAAAATCGCGTTTATCTATACATCAAAGTTACAGAAACGATCAGCGTAGAGCGTCACAAGATCAGTTTTCCATATAATTATTATTGGTTCTTGCAAACCAATAATAATCAAATTTTATTTACCACCCCTCCTGACCAAAAGGAAGACGCCAGTAAGGAACGCGAGCAGTGCTTCCAACAGGGCGAGAGATGTTGGCTACGTGGTAGGTTCCGAAAACGGGGTTCCATGTGGACAGAGGTTGTTGAATTCCATACCAATAAG